TTACTTGAAGACTATTTTACTACCATTCAGACTTTAAAAAAGACTGCAACGCCTCCTCCTCCCATGCCAACTCCACAGGATCAGGGAGCTGGACAATTGTCAGTAGCACCACCGGCACAATCCGTAGGGCCTACGTCTGGGGTGCAAGTATGACCGAAGAAAAAATGAAGAAAAATAATAATGGAGAATCGAGTCAATGTCATTTACTACCGAAGCAATAGATGCTCCGGTTACTCCAAAGAGTAACTTAGAGCAAAGTCAGTTTGATTTACCCTCAAAAGAATTCGTAGGTTACGACCCAAAAGGCACAACTACAGTAACTGGGACTCCAATCCAAAAGAAGGATTTAGAAAATTCGAAGCAGTCAAACATTAATGAGCAGGTTGAAGACGCACCGGTTCAAAAAGAAGAAGAGTCTGTAAAGTTATCCCCTCAGGTAACTGCGCTAGTTAGAAAAGAGCAGGCACAGCGAAAGAGGGAGCATGTATTAGCACAGCGAGAAAGAGAATTGGCTCAAAAGTTAGCTGATGCTGACAAATATGCTCAGATCAAGGCAAAACTTGAAGCCAAGGATTACTCTGCTGCAGATGAACTTGGATTATCTTATGATGAGTATACTCAATATCTCATAGATAAAAAGTCATCAGAAGATCCTACCGAGAAACGATACAGACAAGTTGAAGAAAAGCTTTCTTCATTAGAGAAGGCGCAAGAAGAACAGGCTATCAAAGAATATCAGGCTAACCAAGCGTTGTGGAAACAAGAAATCGCTAAAATAGTTGGCGAGAATGAAGAGTTTTCTACGATTAAAGAGCTTGGAGTAGAACATCTTGTTTTACAGCATGTTAACGATAGCTTTGAAGAAGATGGAATCGAACTAACTTCAGAACAGGCGGCAAAAGAGATTGAGGCCGAACTTGTAAGGCGCGCAGAGAAGTTTGCTTCCGTAACAAAGATTAAGAAAAAGTTTTCAGATCCATCCAAAGTATTGGGCGCTCCGAAGACCGCGCCAAAAACGATAACACAAAGCATGACGGTAACTTCCGGTCAGAAGCCATCGTCAAAACCATTTCACATGATGTCGGAAATGGAACAATGGGAAGAAGCTGCACGAAGGGTTCAGGCTTCCCGAATTCAGAGGTAATAAATGGGTACTCCAGCTAATCCGGCAATTGCTTATAGTAATAGCCAAGACAACTTGCAGGTCCTGAAACAGCTCTATAGCGACGACGCCTGGGTAATGAAAGACATTGTATTCAATAAAAACAGGTTCTTGTCCATGGTAGACAAGGACGAAACGGAAATGGGTTTGGGCGGTTTGAACTTTCCCATCCCAGTTCTGTATGATGTTGGCGGTGGCGGTTCTGCTAACCTTGGCACTGCTCAGACTTACCAGACCGCTCCTGCTACGGCTTCTTTTCTTCTGACGACCGTTAATGTGTATCGAGTTGGTTCAATTCAAAACCAATTCCTCCGCGCTTCGGCTCAGAACATCGGCGCTTTCATGCCAGCAGCCAAAATGAACGTGAAATCCCTGTATATGGGGGCTTCGAATGACATCGCGTTCCAAATGTTCTCGGATGGGTCTGGCGTTCGTGGAACTTTCGGTCTGGGCAGCGGTTCGATCAATGCTGGCGTTATCACTTTGGATAACCTGGGCATGGTCTACCAATTCTCAGTCAACATGGCTCTTAACGCCTTTTCGATCAGCGGTTCAACTGCTACGCAGTCCACCGGTGGTGCGATTGGTTATGTTGTAGCAGTGGACACCGGAGCTGGAACGGTTACCGTGTCTCCTACCCTTCAGGGTGCTGCCGGCACTCCTAGCGGCTGGTCTACTGCATTTCCGAATTTGGGACGTGTAGGCGACACTCTGTTCAGCACCAATGGCCTGAATTCGGCGAACATGCTTTGTATTGCTGGGTTGGGTTCTTGGGTGCCTTCTGTAGCTCCCGGTCCTAGCGATTCATTCTTTGCTCAGAATCGCTCGGTCTCACCGACCAAATTAGCTGGTCTGCGCTTCCAGGGACAGAGCGAGTCAATTCAGGATTGCCTGATTGACGCAACTAATCAGCTTGCTGCTCAGTCTTCGGAAGCTGGCGATCCAGATGCGATCTTTATCAACCCGATCTCTTATCAGACCCTTGTGAAGAACTTGACCGGTCAAGGCCAGTATCAGATGATCCGCGCGAAGGTGAACGAAGAAGTTGAGATTAGCTTTAAGGCGCTTGTACTTCCTACCGCAAATGGTGAAATCTCGATTATTCAGGACAGAAACTGCCCGGCACAAACCGCGTATATTCTGACAATGAAGACCTGGAAGCTTCGTTCTTTGGGTAAGATTCCTCAATTCCTTACCTTCCCCGGATTCTACGATATGCTCGGATTTCCAATTCCTGGACAGGATGCGGTTGAGATTCGCGTGGGTGGATATCTTAACCTCTCTTGTAACGCTCCGGGTGCAAATGCAGTGGTCGCACTGCCTCAGTAAACCCTTCTCTTACTGAGCCATAAACGCCAGCGGCTTCGGGATTAAAACCCCCGAAGCCGTTTTCTTTTCCGAAGCAGATACGCATTAGCGTAGGGCACTTCTGCGCCTCTCAGACTAGATGCCTCGGCAATCTGGGGGTTACATTTCGAGGTTTAAAATAAGGGGTTCCTTAAATGTCTGGTAATACGATTGGAAACAATGGCGGTCGTCTTTATTCGTTCGGGTCTCAACCCGTTCTGATTGATTGTAATTTTGTGGTTGATCCTGCCAACGGAACAGGAATGGGTATTAGAAATCTTAAAGGACAGGGTGTGCAGAATGTTTATATGCATTCTACGGCTCCAGCCAGTTCTAATCCGAACCCGACACCCGGATATGCATGGATTCAATTGGCTTCCAATTACAATCGCTATCTCGGCGGATTCTCTGGATTTGTTTCCCCAGTTGTTGGATCTCCACTGGCCATCAACGCAGCCTCTGCTGCTCTTAGCGTTCACAGCCCGTACATCATTACCTCTGTTGGAGCGGGTCCTTCTGGTGTTGTAACTATTTCACCCGTTGCCGACATTGCAGGTTCGCTTGCTGGTAAATACTTCAGCCTTTTTGATTCTTATGGAAATACCTTCGTAATCTGGTTTAATGTTTCCGGTGTTGGCGTTGCTCCTCAGCTTGGTTCACCCGCTCCGGTTGGTCAACGTGGCTTGCAATACGTACAGCAAAGCATTGCGGCCAACTCTTCTGCTGCAACAATTGGTGCCGCACTGGTTTTGACGATCGAAAATCTTCCCTCTGGAATTTCCGGAACATTTGCATTTACGGCAAGTGGGACTTCTACCGTTACGGTTACATCAACCGCTGCGCTCCCAGTGGCCGGTATCCCCATGGATGGGTCTACCGTCATTCCGGAACATGGTCCTGCTGTGCCGATTATCTTCACCATTGCGCCCGGATCTGCTTCTGCTAATTCAATTTGGACGGATGGCTCGGGCCATCTGTATACCGTCACCACTTCGGTTGTGGCCGGAACTACGCTGGTAACGTCTGGTGTTGGCGCTCCGATCGGATCGGTGCTTAGCTTTGTTTCTGGACCAGGAAGCACTGTAGCCCTTAGCTTCACAAACGCGGTAACTGGATATGCAACTGGGTTTGGTTTTGCGGTTATTACTAGCGACACAAACCTGCAGGACTGGCAGTCGGTTGGACTTCCTAAGGGCCTTAATCCTTCAGTTGGTCAATCGTTTATTGCCAAGGCTACTGGAGCTGGATCTAGTAGCGGACTTGTTATGGCTCCAGGAGTTTCGGATATTGTTAGCATGGAAGTAATTGGCGATCCTAATGCCTCTTTTGCTCCAATGCCTCAGGGTGGAAGTCCTTTCGTGGGATCCTGGATCATGGTACAAATGCTGGGACTTCCGGCTTCTGGACAGGTCCCAGTGGCTACTGCTCCAGCTACTGGATCGGTTGTGGGATTGTCTTTCTATGTGGACGCTAAATTTAGCCCTTCTAACGTCGGATTCTAACTGGCGCGTACAACACTGGCGGGTAGGGCATGGATAAAACCGGCTCTACCCGTTTTAACTTGGGGTAAAACATGGCAAGTTTGAGCGGTGTACCTGTGCAGGTAATTCTACAAACTGGGAACGGACAAAACCTGCTGACATGGGCACTGGTCGCCGGTGCGGCAGGATATAGCGTTAAGAGGTCCACAGACGGAGTTAACTTCACCGTAATTGCATCTCCTACTGTTAATTACTTTACTGATTCAACCGTTACTATCGGTTCAACATATTATTATTCTGTTGCGTCGGTTAGTCCTGCTGGGACTTCTGGTTATATGGCGTCTTCGCCGGTATCAATTACCCCATGTGCGCCAGGTCAGATTAATTTAGGTTATCTTAGGTATCAGGCCAAGCTAAGGGCTGACATGCTTAAAAGCAATTTCGTTACCTTAGATGAGTGGAACCTGATGCTAAACAACTCTGTCATGGAGTTGTATGATCTATTGGTTACAAAGTTTGGAGAAGACTATTTTCTAGCCCATCCTCTAATCATTCAAAGCACATCAGCACTTTCTTATCCGTTACCAAATGGGACAAATTATCCCAATATTGGTGGAATACCAAATACTTCTGGATCTCCGGCTCCTGCATGTTTCAAGGTTTACGGAATGGATTTTAACTCATTTGGCGCTCAGATTAACAATACGCAGGGATGGATTTCAATGTCCCGGTTTAACTGGGCCGACCATAACAAGTACAATATTCTTTTGGGTGCAGCCTCAAACAATGTATCGGGACAATATTGCTCATTCCAGTTTAGGGAAATGGGCGACCAAGTATATATTATTCCCACCAATTCTGGGCAATATTTCCGTCTTTGGTATGTCCCAATCAATGCACAGCTTTTACTAGATACAGATATGATGCCATTTGGGTACTCGGCGTGGTGGGAGTATGTGGTAGTCGATGCAGCGGCAAAGGCGCTTTCGAAGCAACAGCTGTTTGATCAGGCACAGGATTTAATGAACAAAAAGTCTGATCTTATGCTTCGTATTGAAACGACTGCAGCAAATAGAAACGTTGGACAGCCAAACACCGCAACAAACACTAGAAACACCATGGGTGACCCTAACTTTTCTGGTCCTGGGGGTAATTATGGCGGTGGGTTTGGTGGTGGATTGGGCGGGGGTTGGGGATATTAATGGCCCTACCGCTTCAACACACAAACCATCAACCCCTAAGTCTGATGCAAACCCAGTGGAAGGCTAAACTTGATCCAGTTTTATCTAATCCATTAAATAGCATTACAATTATACCGAATGTTTCACTTGTAGCCGGAACAAATACGATTAATCATAAACTAGGACAAACACAGCAGGGGTGGATTTTAGTAGATCAGCAAGGAGTTGCTTCAATCTATAGATCTGCTCCATTCAACAATCTAACACTCACGCTGACTAGCAGTGCGAATGTGGTTGTCTCGATAGGGGTCTTTTAAATGGCAAATGTAATTATTACTCCTAATATGGGTCTACCAAATCCTATTCCAGGCATTGACACTGGACCAGACTATGCATTCAACTTGCAGTCATGCATTAATCAAATTGATCAACACAATCATGCGGCTCCAAATGGTGGTGTTCAGATTAACCCAACTGGTATCAATCTTAATTCTGCACTACCGTTTAATGGTAATCCTGCAACAGGATTGCAGGCTGCTGTTTTTGCCCAGCAGACGCTTCCATTTAGCACTTTGAACTCCATTTTTGTTGGTACAGATGGAAATCTTTATTTTAACGATGGTATTGGTGACGCATCTATTAAGATTACTTCCGGGGGAAGTGTTAACGCTACGTCTTCTGGGATTACAAGCGGAACGGCTACTGCTTCTTTTGTTTCTTCAATAACTCCAGTTCTTGTGGTTGATTCTGCTCCTACTGTGCCCGCCAACATTCAGGGCGGTTCAATTTTGCTAGGAAATAACGTAGCCAACTCGAAGTTCTTAACATTAAGTCCGCCGGGTTCGATGGCGAATAACTTCAACATTACACTTCCGACGTTGCCCACTGCAAATTCTTTCATGGCAATGGATCAATATGGAAATATTACCAATCCAGTAGCGGTATCTCAGGGAATATCTAGTGCAAACATTGCATCGGGAGGTGTGTCCCGCCCTAACTTGGTTGCGGTTGGTCAGCAGATTGGTAACATGACTTTGCCATTATTTAATACGAGTAGTCTTACTCCGGTCGCAGTCCCTGGATTGTCTGCAACGATTACCACAACCGGTAGGCCAGTAATTATTATGCTTCAACCGGATCCGGCATATTTAACAATTACTGGTAGTGGTTTTAGTTATTATAATGGCGGTGCTCCTGGTACTCCCGGAACATACCCTTATATTGGTATATTTAAGAATTCCACTCAGTTGGTCTATTTTCTTCCATTTGGAGAACCGCTTTATACACAGGCAAGCGGTGCGCCAATTGTATACCCGGCATCGCTGATTTATTATGTCGATACACCGGCTGCTGGAACTTACACATATACCGTTAGGTTGGCTGTCTCAAATTCTGCTGCTGGATTGTATGTTTTTGGCAGTTCTTTGGTCGCCTATGAGCTGTAAATATGGCAATAACTAAGCAAAGCTTTCCTATCAATTTCGCGTTAGGGTTAGATACCAAAACAGACCCAAAACAGGTTCAGATAGGAAAATTTATATCCCTTGAAAATACTATTTTTGAGCATGGAGGACTACTTCAAAAGCGAAATGGATTTGGTGCGCTTGCATCATTGCCAGATAATAGTTCTACATATTTGACTACTTTTAATGGAAATCTGACGACAG